AAACCTAAGAAAGGTGAATCTCGTAGAATGAAAATGAAAAGAAAGTCTTTTAAAGCTAGACATAGAAAAAATATTAGAAAAGGTAAAATGTCAGCTGCATACTGGGCAGATAAAGTAAAATGGTAATGTCCAGAACTGCGTTTAGAAAAAGTACTTTAAAAGCACCGGCATCTAAAAAAAATAAAGTTATTAATAATGCGAAGCAAAAAAGACCCAAAAGTAGGAACAGGAAAAAAACCTAAAGGCTCTGGTCGTAGGTTATACACTGACGAAAATCCTAAAGACACAGTTAGTATTAAGTTTGCTACACCTGCAGATGCTAGAGCAACTGTAGCTAAAGTTAAAAGAATTAAAAAACCATTTGCTCGTAAAATTCAAATACTTACAGTAGGAGAACAAAGGTCAAAGGTTATGGGTAAAAAACAAGTAGCAAATATATTTAAAAAAGGTAAAGAAGCAATAAGGAAATTACATGGTAAAACAAAGACTTAGAAGCACATTAGAAAACGGAAGCTATAAAAAAGGTGGTAAAACTAAAAGCAGAGTTAATGAAGCTGGTAATTATACTAAACCTAGTTTGCGTAAAAGAATATTTAACAGAATAAAAGCTGGAACTAAAGGTGGTAAAGCTGGTCAATGGTCAGCTCGTAAAGCACAAATGTTAGCTAAAGCTTATAAAAAAGCTGGTGGTGGTTATAAATAATGTACCCTATTTATAATAAATTTTATTATAAACCTTTACCTGATTGCATAGAAGTAAAAAAAAGTTCAATAGAAGGTTTTGGTTTGTTTGCAATTAAAGATATAAATAAAGAGTTTGATATAGGTATGTCGCATATTAAAGTACCAATAATATGTGGTTATATTAGAACATCTATAGGTGGTTTTTTAAATCATTCTGAAAATGCAAATTGTGAACTTTCGTTAGAATTAGATTGGGACGATTACAAAACATTTAATGTTTATACAACAAGAAAAATTAAAACAGGAGAAGAACTTACACTAAACTATCATACAGATAATTTAATATATGCAAACTAAATTATGCCTTATTTAATTAGTAATATACCCCATTTTAAATGTTGGGTAAGAAAAGAGTTTACTGCTAATCACGAACAATATCATGGAGAATATTTACACGCTATAGCAATAGCAGTTAATACTATTCCTGATAGGTCTTTATCTTTTCAAGTTGTATTTACAGGTATTGATGAAGAAGATAATGTTCATGGTGGAGCTATGTGGGCTCGTATGCCTATACAAGCTTTAATAGCAGACATACCTTGTGATACTTGGGGCGAACCAATGGAAGACCATTTAGCACAGCCTTGGGATTGTGAAGCAAGAAATCACTCTGTTGTAGTAATAGATAGGGTAAGTTCTAGTCCTTGGATAGCAAAAATTGATAATAATTTTTATCGTGCTAAATATATGTTTACTGTAGATTACACAGGTAATTCAATAGCTGATTGTCCTGCACAACATAAACAATCTCATGTGTTATACATTACAGAAGATTGTAAATGGAAAGGTAATTTTGTTGCACTTCCTAATAATAGAGTAAGAGCCACAAGTCCTGCATTGTGGGTTACAGGTGAAGGACCACCAGATTTTTCACCATCACAATATTTACATTCTGCAGAAGGACACGAAAGTTATTTAAGTCCTGAAATAACATTTAATAATTTATATAGCGAAGGATTTAACGAGGAAGAATAATGCCATTAAAAAAATCACAAAGGTCTTTAAAAGATTGGGGCAAACAAAAATGGCGTACTTCAGATGGAAAACCAAGTAAAGGAAAAAAAAGATACTTACCTGACAAAGCATGGAAAGCTTTAAGTAAATCTGAAAAAGCAGCTACTAATAGAGCTAAAGCAAAAGGAAATAGAAAAGGTAAACAGTTTGTAAAACAACCTAAAAAGATAGCAAAGAAAACAGCAAGGTATAGATAATGGCAACAAGTGGAACAACTACATTTAATTTAGATTTAAGTGATATTATTGAGGAAGCATATGAGTTATGTGGACTTGAATTGCGTTCAGGCTATGAGTATAAAACAGCTAGAAGAGCTTTAGATTTATTATTTCTTGAATGGCAGAATAGAGGTTTAAATTTATTTAGTGTAGAAGAAGGCACACAAACATTAACAGAAGGTACATCAAGTTATACATTAGATAGTAATGTGCTAGATATAATAGAAGCTTTTATAAGAACAGATGCTAGTGATGTAAATAAACAAGTTGACCAAACACTTAGAAGAATATCTGTAAGTGAGTATGCACATATAGCTAATAAATTAAATAAAGGAAAACCAAGTTTATTTTATTTTGATAGAAACATAAGCACACCAGCAATTAAATTGTGGTCATCTCCAGATGGTAATGAAACATATACATTAGTATATTTTTATGTAAAAAAAATAGAAGACACAGGTAATGTTGCAACTAATAATACTGCTGTGCCTACGAGATATTTACCATGTATGACTTATGGTTTGGCATATAATATTGCTTGTAAAAATAATGATGCTTTACAAAAAGTACCAATGATAAAACAAAAGTATGAAGAATTATGGAATGATGTTAGTGATGCAGATAGAGAAAGAGCATCAGTAAGATTTGTTCCTTTTAACAATCACATTTAGTTATGGCATACGCAGCAGGAAAAAAAGCTTTAGGTATTTGTGATAGATGTGGATTTACTTATAAGTTAAACGAACTTAGGTATGAAACAGAAAACAAAGTTAGAAATGGTTTAAGAGTTTGTCATACTTGTTATGACCCAGACCAACCACAACTAGATGTAAACCTTATATCAACTATAGACCCACAAACTTTATATGATGCAAGAGTTGATACTGGTGAAGCAGATTCAAGAGAGTTATTTGGTTTTGACCCTGTAACTGGAACTGGATTAATAATGCGTGGTGCAATAGGTAAAGTAACAATAACAACAGGATAATATGACATATTCAGAATTAAAAAGTTTAATACAAGATTATTTGCAAAATACAGAAACAAGTTTTGTTTCTAATATTAATAATGTAATTAAACAAGCAGAAGAAAGAATATTAAAAACAGTAAAGCTTCCTGTATTTAGAAAAAATGTTTCTGGTAATTTAAGTTCTGGTAGTGAATACTTAGCTACCCCAACAGATTTTTTAGATAATTTTTCTTTATCTATTACAAATTCTAGTGAACAATCTTTTTTATTATTTAAAGATGTAAACTTTATTAGAGAAGCTTATCCTAATGCATCAACAACAGGTATTCCAAAACACTATGCTTTGTTTGATGATTCAACTTTTATAGTTGGACCAACACCTAATGCAGCTTTTACAGTAGAGTTACATTACTTTTATAGACCAGCATCTATAACAGCAGGTGCAGATAGCGGTACGACATGGTTATCTACAAATGCTAGAAATGCTTTACTATATGCTTCTTTAATAGAAGGATATATGTATATGAAAGGAGATATGGATTTAATGAATCAATATGAAAAAAGATACATGGAATCTATATCCAGATTAAAAACTTTAGGTGAAGGAGATAATACTGTGGATACTTATAGAGATGATGTTGTAAGGGTACAAAGAACATAATGTTTAGTGTAGATGTAAAAACAACTATAGGTGATATAGCAGTTAAAACTAC